CCAGATCTGATTCGCCGCCCGGATCACCGACCCCGGCCGGCTGTAGGTGTCGACGGTGTAGACCGTCGGCGCGAGCGTCTGCTGAACGCCGTTGGCGTCGTAGTAGGTGACCGACGTCACCGACTGGAGCGGCGCCGCCATCGGCAGGAACATGATCTCGTAGAACGTCTGCAGCGCGAGCCGCCACGTCTGCGTCAGCAGCCCGCGCTGCATGTACTCCTCGGCCTCTTCGCGCGCCGTTTTGAGAAACCGGTACTGCACGGCGTCGTCGTCGTTGTAGAGAATCCGCGCGTGCTGTTTACATTCGGCGAGCGTGACGGGTTCCCCGACGGGCCCCGTCACCAGATCCCAGGCCGCATAGGGCGTGTGATAGTGCCCGTGCGTCCCGGTGTACGCGTGGTAGCCTGAGTCCGTCGTCACGATCCGTTCCCCTCCACCGCCCGCTCGTGGGCGGGCGGTTCCGTGATCTCCTCCGACGCTTTCACCGCTTCGACGAGGCCCGCTTTGAGCCAGCGCCGCATCTCCGGCGTGAGCCGGGGCGCCTCGACGACCTGCCCCGGTCGGAACGGAAAGTCCGGATTCGACGACGGCACGACGGCGAGGAACCGGATCCTCATGCGTCCGCGCGCGGTTCGGCGATGGGGAGGAACTGCCCAGGGATCAGGGGATCGTCCACCGTGATTTCGCAACTCCCCCGGAAGGGGTGGCCGGCGGTTTGGACCGCGGCCTGGAGCGCACTCATCGCCCGCGTAATATTGTGGGCGTTGGTGACATCCGTCTCGATTTGCTGGCGCAGGTAGAGATGCACGGTCGTCATGTTCGTGCGTCATCCCTCGACTCGCGGGGTTCGCGCGTGTCCTTGGCCTCGAGCTCCGGGACCGGTTCGTCCGTGGTCACGCTGTAACTGCCCCGCAGCGGCACCCCGGCCGCGACCACGGCCTTCTCGAGGCTCTCCATCTGCGCCATGATCGCCGCGGCCTCGGCGGCCTTCGTGTCAATTTGCTGGCGCACGTAGAGATGCACGGTCGCCCGGTCGGTCGCCGCGCCCTCTTTCGCGTCTCGCTCTGTCGCCATGACTCACCTCGTTTTCGGATCCGGCGCGGGGGGATTGGTCGCCGCGTTGGGCGGCGTGTAATTGGACGGCGGCGGCGTGACGACCGGCGTCACCGAGGTGCCGGTCGACACGGGACTGGTCGGGATCCCGATTTTGATCGGAGCCATGACGGTTACGGATGCGTCCCGTACTTGACGGGATGCGTGCCGGCGTCGAGCAGGTCGCCGTCCGTGCGCGCGAACGCGAGGAACGCCGTCTGCCCGAGCACGGCGTAGAGCTCGTCGAGTCGTCGCAACTCGACTTCGCGCACGTCGCGGATGATGTACTTGGAGAAATCGCCGAACAGGATCGACTTCACGCCGGTCGCCGGCGTGGTCATCGACTGATTGATGATGTAGGGATACCCAAGGATGGTGTCCGGCTGCCCCGCGGTCAGGCCCGGCATCCAGAGCGGCACGCCGACTGTGTCGCCGGAATACTGGAGCACCTTGACCTTCTTGATCATCTTCAGCCCGCCGTCGTGGAACATCCAGCGCCCGTTGGCGCGATACGCGGGGTCGACGGAGTGGATCACGTCGGTCAGGTTGTCCGCGGTGACGGTATTGATGGTGGCGAACGTGATGGCCGAGGACGTCGATGCCGTGACGATGCCGTTGGGCTGGGAACCGGTCCCCGTCGTGAAGTGATCGTTCTGGATGCGCGCGATGCGCGTGCCGAGGGCCGATCCGAGGAACTCCGACACGTTGATCGAGGTGTCCTGCAGGAACTCCATCGAGGCCAGGACGTACTTGGAGCTGTATTTCCAGGCATCGAGCACGAGCTGGCCGAAGGTCATTTCCAGTTCGTTGGAGGTCGTGTTCTCCCCGATGATCTCGCCCTTGTTCGACGAGTCGTTGGTCGTCGGGATGGGCAGCGGCCCGCCCGTCGCCGTACGGATGACGGTCGCCACGGAGCGCATCCCGCCATAGGCGAGGAGCGCCACCTCGAGCGAGCGCATCATCTCGTCCGCGACCGTGTAGCCGCCGGTCGTCGTCGAGGACTGCAGGCCGGTCAGGGCCGCGCGTTCTTCGTCGACGTTCTGCTGCCACGATCGCCGGTCGTCCGCGCCCGGCCGGAACCCGCCCGCGCCGTTCATGCCCTGCCACTCGGAGGCCTTGAGCGCCTGCGGCGCGAACATGCCGATCCGAATGGAGCGCGACTCGAGCGGCATCCCACAGCGCCGCGCCAGGTCGCGGAGTTCGGGGGTCGGGTCCGATTCCGGATTGCCGGCACACATCCAGGCGCGCAGGGCTTCGGTGCGATCCTTGTTGGTGATCGGGCCGCCCGGGCGATACGGCGCCTTACTGCGGCTCTCGGACTGCGGCGGGTCGGCGCGCCGGCCCTGTGAGGGCTCGAGACTGGCGAGCACGCTAGCCTGCTTCTCTTCGCGCTGAATCGCCTTCGTGAGTTTCTCGATGTCGGCGTGAATCGCCTCGAATTTCGTGTCTTCCTCGGGCCGCAACTCGGCGCGCTTCTCGTCGCGCGCCTTCACGAGAATCTGGTCGGCCTCGCCGGCGAGTCGGCCTTTCTCTTCGCGCAGTTCCTGGAGGGTCATGGCGTGTTCCTCGTGGTCGTGCGTGAGGAACAGCGGCGACACATGGCACCGGACACATTCCACGCACGAACGCAAACGGGGTTTGGGTTCGTTGGATGTGGATGCGTCCGGGCATCGCCGGATCGGCATCGTTGGCGCCCGGCAACACGCCGATCATCGTCGGCGCGGCAGTACCGAGCTCTCTGTGTGCGCTGGGGCTAGTGTGCGGCGGGTTTCCGCGGCGACCGACTTTGTAGCACCGAAATCGCCGAGCGGATGACGGCGGGCACGGACGTGCCCGAGTCGCGCGCGATGCGATCGATCCGATCGTAGTCCGACGCCGAGACGCGCACCGAGACGCGCACCGGGTTCTCGACTTCGCGCGGCCGGCCGACTTTCATTTCTGCCACCACGCCTGGTCGCCGACGCGCTGGAGGTCGGGCGTCAGGTGCCGCGCGGCGATGAAATCGGCGTAGGCCTGCCGACAGCCCGGCCAGAAGCCGTAGTCGTCGAGGACGATCACGCCGCCCGGCACCACGTAGTCGTACCACGTGTGCAGGCAGATCCAGACGCTGTCGTACCAGTCCGCGTCGATGTGGAGCACCGCAATCAGGGACGGCCCGGGCCAGAGGAACGTGTCCTCGAACCACCCGGCCCGCAGCGTCACGCGCGCGGGCGCGACCTGCAAGGTCGTCAGGGCGGCGGCAATGGTCTGCGGGGTGGTCTGGTTCGCGCCGGTATAGGCGGGCGCCTCGGGCCCGTCGACCGGCTGCGGCGCCGGCAGGCCCTGGCACGAGTCGTACAGCCAGCAGTGGCGGGACGTGACCGCGGCCATCACGGCCGCGGAGCCGCCCCGCGCCACGCCGCACTCGACCACGTCGCCCGGGATCTGGCGCCGGTCCGCCTCGCGCACGAGCCGCATGAGCGACAGCAAGCGTGCGTCATCGACCACCGTGTAAGGGCGGATGCGCACGAGATCCGCGACGGTGATCACCGCGCCAACCTCGTCTTGTGGACGCGTTGCAGCCAGGCCACGGAAGTATTGCGCTGCTGCGCCTTGTATTCTTGCAATGATCGCAGCGCCACCGACACGTCCGTCTGCGTATAGGCCGCTTTGGCCACAATCGACACTTCTGAGAATTGCATATCGCGCACGACACGGACGGGCGGATGCTGACGGTCGTCCCATTCGAGGCCGCCCGGCATCACGCGAAAGGCAAACGACATACCGCGCACGTCGCCGCGCTGCACGCTCTCGACAATCGCCGCGGCAGACTTGGGCGGATCGATTTCGACGTGCAACCCGTAATTATCTTTCCGTAACGTCAAGGTGCCGGAACGCGTGCTGCCAAGCACGACGCCCGCATCGTGATTCCAGAAGGCAAAGACCTCATC